AATTATACTTTAAATCATCTTATTGAAAGAGTGAAGATTTATAATGAAGAAAATTTTAATTATGAGATAGTTCCAATTAAGATGAAACAAAAATGAAACTTACAAAAGAAGTTATTGACCAGATACAAGAAGCCATGAATCATACAAAAATGAATGGTGATACTAACTGGCAAGACGGTGATGAGATAGAAGTAAATCTTGCAGGGACATTTGCTGCAGATAAATTTATTGTTATCAAAAATGTAACTAGGTGTAGTACATCAATACATAACTTTAAAAAGAAATGAACGAAGAAAAGTACGCATGTATCAAACTAGTTTCTGGTGAAGAACTCTTTGCTCAGGTAGAAGAGTTCGTTGACGAGGATAGAAGTCTAGTAGCATTCGATCCTTGTTTTATAAAAGAGTTACCAGTCAAACGAGGGCCTTTTGCCTTGTATCGTGTTGAACCATGGCTAAAAATATCTGATGAAAGGATGTTTGTATTTGATTTAAAGAATGTATTATATTACGGTAGATGTAAAGACAAGGAAAAGATAAGTACATTTATACGTTATCAAAACTCTCTAAATAAAGGAACCGATCTTCCAGAAAGTCAAGTAGGTATAAGTTCTTCGTTGGGTTTTGTTTCTAGTGTAAAGAATACTAGAGAAACTCTAGAGAAGATATTTAAGATAGAGAAAGATACTTAAAGCTATCCCTTTGAACTCTGACAGAGTTATTGTACTATTATTTCAGGAGCTTGTCAAGCGCAAGAAGA